TAAACCGGCTGCTAATTTCTTAAGACTTGATTGAAATATTAATACAGATAAACCTGCAATAAACATCCATCCATAGTCTCCTAATAAGTTTCTAGCAACTATTTCGAATTGCTCAGCCCCATTTCCCGTTGACTCCATATAAGTATTTAATTCATTTCCATAGATTATAGATTAAATAATTATACATGAAGAAGATCATTACAGTTATTGGTACGTATAAGAAGGAAATTGGTGGGTTATTACGTCATGCCGCCACTATTGCAGGTGGCGTTTTAATTGCTAAAGGTTCTCTTACTACAGATAGTTTTACTATGATATTAGGTAGTACTTCAAGTATTGTCGGGACCGGGTGGTCATTTGTTAACAAGGCTTCTCATAAGAAAGAGGTAAAAGCTGCGTTAGCAACCGATCCAGTTACAGGTGATGTTACTCGTCACTTTAACGAATCGACAAAAGCTTGGGAGAGTAAACCTGAAGGTAATGTCGGTGTAGGAACTACTGCGTAAATATTATTAGCAAACCATCTCTGGATACATAAATACTTAATGTGTCTGTGACGTCACCAGGTTACCTTTATATTATTACTAATAAATCGTGGCCAGGTTGGTTGAAAGTAGGTACAACTCGTAATTTAAAGACCCGTTTGCAGACATATCAAACGGGTACTCCCTTCAGAGATTATGAGATTGCTTATTCTATAAAACATCCTTTATATCTTCAAGCCGAAAAAAATATTAAGAAACAAATGGCTAATTTTGCTAAACAAATAAAGAATGAATGGTATGAGATAGATTTATCTGTAGCTAAAGTAAGATTATTAGAGCAATTAGATAATTATTTTTACGGGGAATGTGATATTGAAGAAGAATATCACCCGGTATTTCATTCGATGCCTGTATAAATAATTTATAGGCGTTACTAGTAGTAATAAATAATTAAGATGACCTTTAAGCAATTGTCAGATTATAATGATAGCTTGTTACAAGAAGATTGGCGCAGCAATCTCGCGGCTTTAGGTTTAGTCGGCGGTGGTCTTGGTGGAGATGCACCATCAGGTACACCACCACCAGCAGAAACCCCCGCGGCGGTAGTTCAACCTGCTGCTCAACTAGCCGTTATTAATCCTATTCAAGATGCTAACTTTATAGCGTATATAAAAAATGCTGAAAATGCGGCGCTGGAGGGCCGTCAACCCAATGGTATGTGGAGAGACCATCCAAGCGGTGAAGGAGGAGCACCCACTTTTGGCTATGGTCATAAAATAAAGAACGGCGAAGATTTTAGTCAACCTAAGTTTACTGACGCACAAGTAGAAGCTCTTCTTATGAAAGATTTAAAAGATGCAGACAATATAGTTAAAAAGAAATTAGGTATTGATGCATATAATAAATTATTAAAAGAATATCCTGCCGGTGTTCAAATGTTTATAGATCTTGCATTTAATATAGGCCCGGCGTTTGCAGTCAAAAATCATCCTGACTATCTTAACTACCCAAAATTTACGCAAGGCGTTCTTACTATGGATATGAACTTAATGCGAGCCGAGTATCATAGATATTATACACCTAAAGGTTCTAACCAGAAAGTACCGTTAGAGAGAAGAAATAGACTTTTTTATGATTACTTTTTAAAATGATTAAATAATTAGATAGATGCCAGTAAAACTTAAAAGATGTGTTAAGAAAGTTCAGAAGCAAGGACACAGTAAATCTTCTGCGTATGCTATCTGCTCTAAGAGTACTGGTAAAAAAGAATCTTTTAAACAATTTTTTGAAAAAGCATTTTATAATGATACTCTTCATCCTAAATTTTGGACTGATGATAAGTTTAATGATGATATATTAAAATCTCTTCTTAAGATTGTAGATGATTTTATAGAAAATGATGATCATGTTAAACCTGAAATGATTGAAGATATACAATTGACAGGCTCAATGTCTAATTTTAATTATTCTGATCATTCTGATCTTGATGTACATCTTTTATTAGATTTTGCTGATATAAATGAAGATGAGACTATAGTAAAGAGAGCATTGGATGGGAAAAGATTTCTGTGGAACATAAGACATAATATTCAATTTAATGGTCATGATGTTGAGTTATATTTTCAAGATGTCCATGACCCTCATGTAGCTTCTGGTCTATTTAGCTTACAAAATAATAAATGGATTAAAAAGCCAGTCCATGATCCCCCTGAAATTGATCACCGAGATGTCCAAAAAAAGGCTGAACAGTTTCGTACAGAGATAGACTTGATATCGGCTGCTTTAGAAGAGGTTGATGATAAAGAAGAACTTGCATTAATTAATAGTCGCGCTAAGAAGTTAAAAGATAAACTTATGAAAATGCGCAAAGAAGGTCTTGCAAGTAAGGGAGAATTTTCTATAGAAAACTTGGCGTTTAAAGAGTTACGTAATGATGAGACCATAGCTGAATTAAATAGCTTGATTATTAAGTCATATGATCTTATGTTTACTAAGGACGAAGTAACAGAGAAGAAGAAAAAGAAGAAAAAGAAGAAAGGATTAGATAAGTTTATTTTATCTTTAGTGCATGCATTACATTCACATAACCCGTCCGCGCCTCACATGGCGTTTAGACAATATCCACAAGGAGTATGATAACATTTAAACAATTTTTTGAGACAGTATACGATGTATGGGCCGCCCCGGCTGATAGTCGAGGCGAAGGAGATGTGGAAGTTGTTGGCCAGGCCGATGATGCTACTTTAGATAAAATCAGAACTCGTTCACGCAAATACGTGCAAAACGCAGACAAGGTAATGTGGAAGTTTTTAAAGACAATTGGATTTGATGATGATAATTACAAAATGTCTTTAGAGGCGGTTTTAGATGCTCATCAGGTAGATTATATTCAGTTTGCAAAGTTTCTCTCTAGGAGTAAATCTAGATATAGTGACTTTAAACGATTCACGGGAGCGGACCAGGGAGACTTTTTTAGTGTAGTAGAGCCTCGTATTGTAGGAGGAATAGAGTCCCGGTCGGGAGAAGCAACTGGTCTAGGTGTTGCTAATGCATATCAGTTTTATAATGATCTTTGTAAGATCGCACATCCTCAGGGTAGAGTTGGTGTAGGGGAAGGTGAATTTATGTTAGCGGTGCTTACTGAAGGTAAGAAAGGCGTAACTGGAGATATTAGTACAATGAAGGCCGGTGCGAAAGAGTATGAAATCGGTACTCAGAAGAAAATTATATCTAAAGGAATAAAAGATATTGTTAAATTTACAGTACCTGTAACTCGACAAAGTCAAGTCACAGTTGGTAATATTTGGGATCCGCAAGGAGATAAGAAATTGCATTGGACTGTTAAGAATATGAATCAATGGATTTATTTCAAAGAAGCAGATATGGATGTTAAATTCGGTGGATTAGAAAACAGAGCTAAAAAGTTAGCAGATGAAGAAAGAGCTTCAGGTATTGTAGATTTTGAAAAACGTCGGAGAATCTTTTGTTCTTGTGTATTACATAAATATATTACGTCTCATAAAGATGATTGTATAATCGTATTCAATGGCGGTGGAGCTGGAACATATGGAGTCGCCGGAAGAGTATCTAAAGCTATTAGAGGTGAACTATCTGGACCAGAGTATCGAGCCGCCGAGCGCGCGTCAACAGAATTTAAACATTGTCGCTGGCTACAATTAGGTGAAAATGCTGGTAAGAATTTAGAATGGGTCTTTAAACAGTGTGTTGATTCTAATTGGTTTGATTTTGAGTTTGATAGTGATTTAAAAGTACGTATTAAATATACACCAGCTTCCTTATAAAATGGCAGTATTAGGATTATATGATACAACAGTAATGGGATATAGGGTGAAGATTATGCCTTACGTTATTGGTATCTTTGATGATGAGCTTATGATTGAGGGAGATAGAATTCCGAATAAGATAGTAAAATATTTGATAGATGAAGGTTTTTGTGATACTTGGTTAGAAAGAGATACGGGTATAAGAGTAAACATATATAGGCAAAAATGTTAACATATAAGAAATATTTTCCGTTGTATGAGGCTGCTGGGCCAAATAAGCATTTGACTCATCTTGAGGAGCTTATTCTTACTAATCAAAAAGACGGTGCAGTAAGAAGTATTAATTATCTTGAAGCTTTAACAGAAGTATTAGACAGTAATACACCTCGTGCAGTTAATGCAACAGTAAAGTATGACGGCGCACCAGCAGTGGTGATGGGCGCTGATCCTAACGGTAATTTTTTTGTAGGTAGTAAGTCTGTCTTCAATAAGGTACCTAAAGTTAATTATTCAGTTGACGATATTAAAAGAAACCATGCTGAGGCACCAGGGTTAGTTGATAAATTAGTTCAGACATTTGTTCACTTTAAAGGTTTAAGATTTAATTCTGCTTATCAAGGTGATTTTTTATTTGATGATGAGATAAAAGAAGTAAATGATATTGATGGAGTACAACATGTAATATTTAAACCTAACACAATTGTATATGCAGTACCGACAAACAGTGAAGAAGGTCAAAAAATATTAAGTTCAAAAATTGGTATCGTATTTCATACTGAGTATGATGTTACTGTAGATGAGCAAGGTTATCCTAGATTTTCAACTAAAAAGTTTGGAGTAGATATTACAAATTTGGACCCAGGGCCTGACGTGTATGTAAAGGATGCTTATTTTGAGAATGATGCAGGTTATATTACTTTAACAGAAGATGAGACACAAACTGTAAGAGTGTTGATTAATCATGCTAAAGAAAATTTACAGAGGATAGATTTTAATAAAGTTACTGACAAGCTTTTAGCTAATCTTAATACGTATATTAATACTGAGATAAGACAAGGAGAGTTCTTAAGCGATACAGCTATTTCTTTTCAAAGATTTGTAGAATGGTTTACAGGTAGAATAGATAAGCAAATAGCGACCCTTAAAAGCCCAGGCGGTAAAGAAAAAGCATCAAACAATAAAGCAATATTGTTAGGACTAATTGAAGATGCTAAAGAAGATATATTTGCTGTCTTTGAGTTTCAAAAAGTAGTTAAGCAAGCAAAAGATATATTCATACAAAAATATAATAACATGATGCGTGAAGTTAGTATGAAAAATTATTTGTTTGAACCGACTGGTGATTTAGTCGTAACAGATCCAGAAGGGTATGTAGCTATAGATGCAACAGGCAGTGCTGTTAAGTTTGTTGATAGATTAGAATTTAGTAGAGCCAATTTTGCTATTGATAAAGATAGTAAATTTAAGAAGAACTAAGCATAAAACGGATAAATATTTAATATGCCTTTAAAGTTATTTGATCAGTTAGTTACACAATACCTCGACCAATGTGGTAATTTGATAACAGATAATACTGTCGCTTCTGCTGGCATGGCTCCTACTGGAGGTCAAGGTGGTGGTGCTTATAATGATGGAGATACATATGCGCCTGGTGATTCTAGAATACCTAAAGTGTTAGGATCAACTATAAAGCGTCGAGGTAAAGTTAAAACAGAAAGAAAAAGGCGTAAAAAAAAACTAAACGAAAGTAAGACTATATATGATTACCTCTTATTTGCACCAGAAGGAGAAGATCAGGAAAGCATTGCTGACAATATTTCTAAACTTAAGAGTAAACCTAGTGAGGCATATAGAGGAATCTCTTCAGCGGAATATAAAAACTTAAAAAGAAACGGGTTTGTTGTATCACGTGGCGTAGGAAACACTCGTAAGGGAATAAAAGGCTCATATGTTTCTGATGACATACAATTAGCTGGTAGGTTCGCGTTTTATGAATATAGAAAAACAAAGAGAGGTTATTTACTTATATTAGATAGAGATAAATTACCCGACTTAAATCCTGCAGATGAAGGTAACTACTGGACAGAAAAGATACCAGAGGAAGCTGTTAAAAAAGCTATAAATTTGCAAGATTTAACTAAATGATTAATCTAGCCTAGATTAGTATGTTGAAAGTATGTCACATCCGAGGTGAAAAAGACTATTGGAATGGAGGTACAAGATGGTCTAAAAGAATAAAACAACATTATACTGCTTTAACTGCATGGGAGCAGATAAGAGAGTTTAATATTTTAGATTATAGAAAAAAAATAAGAGATGTAGTAGTTCGCTCAATAATTGATAGTAATGAATTTGATATTATTTGTTATAACGATGAGGAATTTAAACGAACTTTAAGTGAAATAAATGATAATGATATTATAGGAATTCATTCTCAAGATGATGACGATATTTATTTAGGAGGAGTATTAAATGATAATTTAAAACAAGGTATATATAATACCCCGTATACAAAATTTGGATGGGAATTTCCTTATCATGATGAAGAAACAACGATTAATGTATCAGATTTATTACATAGAAATGACAAGTGCTCTACTGATGGACTACCACGAAAAACCGGCTCTTGTAATTTAATTATGGTAGGTGAGTTTTTTAATTTTAAAAATATTTTAAATGATATGGTCCGAAATTCTTTTGAAACTATGACGCGACTTAATACGTTTATATTTGATTGGGATGGTCAAGGGCAAAAACTTTTACCTATTTATAATATACCTGATATTATTTCTATAGAAGTAAAAGGATTTTTTTGTATGTCTTACATGCAGTTTCTTCATAAACCCCGAGGTCGCCGGCTGGAGCAGTTAGCGGGCCGCTTAAGTAAAATAGCAACGTTCAACGAAGAGCAAGTCCCAGAATATCTTAAGGATAGTTCGAATGTAGAACTAATTGATAAGACAATGTGTAGTTTATTTTTAGATGAATACTCACGTGTAAAAAATATTAACATTAATAATGTTAAGTATTGGGACGATATAAAAAAGGTACATGAGGAATTCATTGAAGAAACTCAAATACCTTGCAACGTCTAGCTAGGTGATAAGTAATTATATAATGCCTAGTGCAGCCAAACAAAAAGGTAACAGCTGGGAGCGAGAAGTCGCGAAAGATCTAAGTAAGACGTTTAATGAGAATTTTATTAGAGTTCCAAATTCCGGAGCCTATACTGGAGGCGCTAATTTTCACCGACTTGATCGATTAACGGAAGATCAAAAGCGTATGATGGATGGAGATATTATGGTACCTCCGTGTATGTCTTCTTTTAAGATCGAGTGTAAAAGCTATAAGACATTTGATTATCATAAATTATTCACTAATAATTTAACTTTAAATAAATGGATTAAACAAGCTGAAAGTGAAGACAATTGGTTTTTAGTTATTAAAGTAACTCGTAAGGGTAGTTATATTTTATTTCCAACAAACTTATCACATTATTTCCGATATAAAAATTACTTGCGTTATACTAGCAAATACATTATAACTAGTTACACGGATTTTTGGAAGAACAATGCAGATAGAATTAGACAACTTAACGAAAAATACACATCTAAGCCCGAGTCTCTCATATAGGTTACCAGATTCCTTTTTTAATATAATAAACTTTACGCCAGTTATTAATCACATTTATAATTTGTGTGTAGAGAAGGTATCTGAATTAAATAGTGATTTAGACTTTAAAAAATCCTTACATAAGAAATATATTTATCATTATTTTATTTTATATTCATGCGAGTATCTTAAATTATATAATAAAAAATATAAACCAGTTATTTATTTTGATG